AACACGACACAACAACGTACAACACGACACAACAACGTACAACACGACACAACAACGTAAAACACGTTGCATATTAACCAATTAAAACACATTTAAAGGTATGAAAAAAGAGAACGAAAAGGAGATGATGCTGCAGGCCGATCCGATCCCCGCAGAACACGCAGAAAACGAGGCCGCCGCAGACGCAACGCCCGAAGTGCAGAAAGCTACCGCGATCCTTCGCGCCAAACTGCCCGCGCTGGGCGCCGCCGCTCTCAACTTCGAGAAGCGAACCGGGAATTTCTTTCGCGCTACGCTCGTCACGCAGGAGGACGGGACGGAGAAACTCGTGCGCAGTGTGGTAGAGGACAGCGAGATTCCCGCCGACTGTGCCGCCGAGATCGCCGCCAAACGTGCCGCCGCATTCGTGCAGGCCGAGGAAAAGAACCGCGAGAAGATCGCCGCCGAGATCGCCCGCCTTGAGGCCGAGTTGCAGGCCAAGAAAGAGGAGGCCGAGCAGTTCGACGCTGACGTCGAAGCCGCAAAGGAGGTCGTGATGTCGTTCGAGTTGCCGAAGAGCGCAGGCCGCGCGAGCGTATCGGCACGACTGGCCGAGGTCGAGAGCAAGGCCGCCAAGATGCAAAGCGAGGCCCAGCGTCTGCGCCAGATGCTGATCGCCGCTGGTATCGACCCGGACGCACAGTAGAGAGGCAAATAGGTACGTACAAAAATCATTCGCTTTCGCAGGCAAGGTGCGTACCTGCTATACCCCCGGCCCGGCTTGGAGGTGCCGGGCCGGGGGTCTTTTAAACATTTAAACGTATGAAACTATATTTAACCAATTTCGGAGCGTTCGGACGGGCCGTAATAGAGTTCGAGAGTAAGGCGTGGCCTAATGGTGCAGGAAAAACAACGCTTGTCAATGCGTATCTATTCGCATTGACGGGGCGGTGTCTGACGGGGTTCCAGCCCCGACGAGTAGACGCCCCCGACGACGAGACGACCGGGGTAACAGTCGAGGGGTGGCCCGCCCCCACCATAGAGGTACGCCGCACGTTGTCGCCCAAAGGTTCGACTTGCTTGTATCTTAACGGCGACATGGCTACACAAAGCGAATTCGTCGATATTCTCGCCCAGCGATTCGGCATACCTATTGACTTGGTAGTCGCATGTGCTGACGCAAACCTTTTGACCGATCCGGCGCTTACCGCCGAGCAGTTACGCCGCTTATTGGTGCGTGCGTCCCTCGTCGAGAACGACGAGGCGACAAGCCTCCGACGCGAGCGTGATGCCCTGCGCAAAGCACGCAAAACAGCCGAGCAATATGCGTTGACTACCGTGGCTGTGCCCGACAGGACCGTCGAGCCGCTGACCGAGGCCGAGCGCGAGTATTTGGACACGTTCAACGGCTATCTGTCAACGGTGGGTTTATCGGAGGGGGCAGATAGCCGTTGCCCCATGTGCGGACGGCCTTACGACGCGGCCGAGACCGCTCGCCGACAGCGCGAGCGCAAAGAGGCCAAAGAGAAGGCACGCATCATGTCGGTAGAGGCACAGCGTATTCGGGAGAAGCAGGGCGCGTATAACGCCGAGACTGCCGCAATTGAGGAAGCGGAAGCGATCATATCGCGGGCGTCCAGCGCACGCCGTCGCGTGCAGGAGATCGACACACAGATCGCCGCCCTCGAAGAGCAAATCCGGGCCGCTGATGCGGCGGCAGTCCGTCCCGCCCTGCCGGACGACGTGCAGATCATTACCGAGACGACGGCCAAAACGACCGGACGAACTTCGTCCACTTGCACACTCACCTATAAAGGTGTGCCCCTTAAAAGCGTCAACCGAGCCAAGCGCGTAGAGATATGCGTGCGGATATTGGAGACGGCGCGAGTGATGACCGACACCGTCGACAAGATACCGATCATCATCGACAACGCGGAGAGCGTGCAGGGTCTCGATGACGTGCGGAACGTGATGCGTTTCACCGTCGGAGAGTAGAGGGGTAGCGTTACTTGCGTAAGACGCAACACGGTGGAGCGAAACCACGTAACGCACGAACCGGGCGATATTGCCCGCAAACTTAAACACTCAAAACTATGTACACACGTCAGGACTATATTAACCACAAATGCACGCACCGCGAATATTTCGCACAGTTCGTGAACGTTATGCAAAAGCGTATGATTCTTTCCCGTTGGACGGCCGAAGAGTTAGCAAAGGCATGGGAGAACGACGAAGCGTTTAACACGTGGTTTACTTCGATTAGGGAGTGGGACAAGATATTTTGCCCGGTAGACCCCCGCTTATTGGACGCGGTTGGGGAGAGTTCGACACCCTCAACGCGCACGTGTATTCTTAAAGAAGCCGCGCGGCAAATCGTAATGGAGCACTACGAAACGTGCGGGCGGGTGTACGATCAATTCAAATACAAAATTCTTTATTTAAGAGACGATCCGGGCCACTACGAGAGGTGCACGATGAATGTAATAGCTACGGACAAGGAGCACGCACAACGTTTGTTCGAGAAGGCCCACCCGGCATATCGATTTTTATCGGCAACAAAGTACAGCAAACACAACGCGGTTAAAAACAGGTGGGAACACTTAACAGACTGTTAAAGGTATGGAGGAGGAACGCAATGATATGGCGATATTGTTCGCAATATGCGGGGGTCTGCTGTACATAATTATTATAATAATAATCGTAGCATCGTTTATATCATGGTTATAGCAAAAATCGGTAACCCGATAATCCCGGACACGTCCGAGAAATCACGCGCTTTGTACGAACGTGCGAAAAAACTATCCGACGAGTATGGCGTGCACGTCGTGCTGTTCCCGGCAAAGGGTACGCAAGACTATGCCGATTGGTATACGAATTTCCCGCGTAAAGTACGCTCGGGTATTCTGATCGAAAAGGGCGCATTTATCAACCAACAAGGCAACGTTAGAAAAAGTTACCAGTACCCCAAAAATCCCACGTTTGACTGGCTCGAGCAGAAGATGGCCGAAACGTCAGGCGTGCTGTCCGACCCGGAGACAGCGGCACGATTGCGTAAAACGCCGCGCATCTATGACGGTATTATAAAGGTATGGACAGACCTTGTTAATAAAGGTGCGACGATCACGGCCGAGAGAAAAGGCGAATATATACTGAGGTATGGCACATACACGAGCACTTTATGCGAAGGTAGTTGCCTTACGTTCAACTGCTACCCGGACGTGGCTCAACAAGTGTATGCGTTATATCGGAAAGCACAGGAGACAGCCCGCCTGCGTGCTTTAGCCGAGCGGTACGGTTTACAATAGCGCGTTTTGTCCGGCGGTCTTTGATCGGACCGCCGGGCCCTAACAATTTAACATAATTAACTATGAATAACATCATCGTCTTAACAGTGACGGTGCACGCGAATTATATCCAAACGAGCGTGCGCAAGTACTACACATCTTTAAAATATGTGGGGTACGGGTTCGGGTGTGCCGACATCCCCCGCGCCATCATGGAATGCGATGGTGTCGAGGGCATCAATAATCTGATACGCAACGTATTTTCATCCGGGATCGAGTCGCCGGACGAGTGCCTGCCCGGATTCAAAGGCTGGTTTACTATATGTGTCGAGTTCCCTAACGGGGACGACATGAACGAGTTCGACGTGCGTGAGTTTCGCGTTGTGCACGAGAGACGGGGCGGGCGTGACCTCGTGAATGCGTTCGCAAATCCTGCATTCCGTGCCTTGCGGCGCAAGGTGCTGACAAACCTGTTTACGGCTTTGTCCGAACGTGACGCCGACAAAGTGGATCAAGTGCTAAAAGCAATTGAGAACGCGAGCGGCGCGAAGTTAAACGTGTAAGGTATGAACGTAAATATAGTACACTCCGGTAGTAGCGGCAACACCGCATCAATCGACGACTTTCTGATTATTGACGTAGGGTGGCCCGAGGTCCCCAAAGGGGAGCATGTATTACTCACTCACAACCACTCGGATCACACAAAATGCCTCGATAAGGTGGGGGGCTTACCTACCTACTGCACCCCCGAGACAGCCGACAAATTGGCCCAAAAGTGGCCTTTCCTGGCTTTCTCCAGTCTTACCCCGGGAGACGTTAAAGTGCTGCGTTCCAATGAGTTCCAATACACCATTAAGATCATTCCCTTGCGCCATGACGTCCCGTGCGTGGGGTTCGAGATACAAAGGTGCGCACGGTCGGAGTACGCCGAGCCGCAAACAATCCTTTGGCTTACCGACTTTAACGAGATCGTGGACGAAAAGTACATCATTCGTGCGTTGAGAGACAAACGTTTCGATCATATATACATCGAGTGCAATAATACGTTATCAACGGGCGACATGATGGACTTATTTTTCACGGACGAGGTACCGCGTGACGAGTTCCACCGACGTAAGTCCTATCAAAATCATTGCAACGTAGAGTATCTTATTGGTCTTTTTACTCGTGCGGGTTACACACCGGACCGTCGGTACGAACTCCCGGTTACGTTGTTGCATAAGAGTTCGTATTACTACTTAAACCATTCCGAACGTATTGTCGAGTTATGTAAACTCGCTAACGTTATAAATCCTTTAATTTAATTAAACGTATGAAAAGCTATTATGATTTGAACATTCTTATGAGCGCAAAATTCGTTGAGTACGAAAACGGCGCTTTGGAGGTTAAGATCGGGAACACGGTCGAAAAATTCCCGAATCCCGACGTATCGACGGCCTGCCACGTCATCGGACTGATCGAAACGATCAAACAGTCTAAAGGTCTGTGGGAGGCCTTGATCGGGGAGGCGGACGAGGCCAACGCACTCAAAGACCTGCACGACTATATAAAAGACTGCATGGGCTTACGCGAACAGGTCTGTGTGCGGGATATGGCGTTGCGGTTTGAGGTAAGCAACGGCGTAGCGCTGAACGTTACGGATAAAAACGTGATTACCCTCACTTACCTCTTTTCGAAGAATGACGAAGATGGGGCAAAACGTCTCAAAGAGTACTACATTAACGCGCTTAAAAACGCATAACACATTTCAAACCAATTAAACAATTTAAACGTATGGACAGATTCCAAATTAAAGGCGCACCCGTGTGCCGTGTCGTGTACCCCGCAGGCCTTTTCGAAAAGAAGGCAGTAAAAGGTGTGGAGGGTGACCCCAAGTACAACGCAATCATCCTCGTACCCAAAACGGACGAGGACAAAGTCAAACAGATTAACGACCGTTTCGCCGAAGCGTTCGCAGAACTTCAGTCGAAAGGATTCAAAGGCAAGAACGCGAAAGCGATCAACCCGAAAAACAACTGCTGGGTCGACGGTGACGAGTTCGCCGATATGAACGACGGCAAGGAAGCGTTCCGGGGGTATATGATGCTCAAAGTTGCATCGAAAAACTTCCGCCCGTTGGTATCGGACATGCAACGCCGTATGATTATCAACGGTGTGCCCATGCCGAACGTATCGGTGGAAAACCTTTCCGACGAACGTTTGGAGGACGGTGACTACATCATCGCAAACGTATCGTTCTGGACGTACTATAACTCCACCGCGCAGGGCATCGGTTGCAATGTTCACGCTGTGGTGAAGTATGCCGACGGTGAACGTATCGCCGGAGCGTCGAACAACGTCGAAGACTATATCGACCTCGGAGAGTACGAATGAAAGCCGTGCGCACCTATCGAAGACGATAACGGTGACCTACCTTTTTAAAAGGGACACGTTGCATAGAGGGGCTAAAGCCTCGCCGGGCGGGACGGCACAACGTGCAAATTTTCAACTTATTAAAAGTATGATACGAAAGAACTACAAACAAATTCTGTTCCTTGACTTCGAGACACGCTCGGAGTTGGACGTGCAGGACGTCGGGTCCCACAGGTATGCGCGCCATGCGTCTACGGAAATGACGCTTATTTCGTGGGCGTTTGATGACGAGACGGCGTGTACGTCTCGTGAAATGCCGGAGGAGGTATACAAAGCAATCGAAGACTGTGATACGTTGAAAGTCGCGCATAACGCCGAGTTCGACGCGGCGATTGCGATTCACGTATTAGGTATCGACACCCGTTTGTGTGACTGGTACGATACCGCATACGTTGCGGCATACTACGGCTTACCCCGTAAGTTGGGCTTCCTTGCCAACGTACTCAAAACGCAGGCCAAAGCATCGCCGGAGCAGATGTTACATTACGCAAAGCCCGTAAAGAAAGCCGCACCTGCTGATTCGATGGATTTATTCGGCGTACCTACTGACACCGAGTACAACGAAATGAAGGAGCGTTTTTCAGAATCGTTCGAGAAGTCCGTATGTGTAGGTAGGTATAACGAAGACGTGCGGATCGTCGAAACGGCGGAACATCTGCGCGTATGCCTCGAATACGTACAAGGTCTGCGCAACAGTCCTATGGTAAAATCCGTCATGCAGTACGGACAGGAGTTAATCGAAATTGAACGTACCTTATTGTTCAAACTGTACGCAGTTTCGGACGTGGAGGTGATGCGGCAGGCGTATAATATTATGTCTCCGCTTCCGAGCATCGAGTGTTTCGTAATGCAGTTTACGTTTTACATGAACTTCGACGGCGTACCGTTCGACATGGACCTCGCCACGCAGATCGAAACACTCGCGCATAAGTACGCAACGGATGCGGGAGAGGAGGCGCGACGACTGTACGGCGTAGAGAATTTACGCTCTACGAAACAGGTGCAGGCCGCGTTAGCCTCGTGCGGGGTAGAACTCTCGTCCCTTAATAAAAAGGCACGCGAGGGGATCACACACCCCATTTTGGAGTTGCGCGATCAAGCTACCGGAGCCGCATTTTCGAAAATCAAAACAGCCCGCGAGCGGATTTGTCTGGACGGCCGTCTGCATGGTGAGTTCGTCGGACACGGCGCCCACACGGGCCGCTGGAGTAGCCGCGGCGTGCAGTTGCAAAATTTTGCACATGGAGGAGACGACACGTCGACAGACCTGTCTAAAGTACAAAGCTACGATCACTTGCGTAAGCATCTGCGTTTGTGCATCTACGGGGCGGGTAAGGATTTCGTGTGCGCAGACCTTTCGCAGATCGAGGCGCGTGTGACGGCATGGCTTGCGCAATGCAAGTGGCGCATGGACGCATTCGCCAACAAAGAGGACATATATTCACGTTCGGCTGAACGTATGTTCAACATCCCGGAGGTACACAAAGGTATGCCGGAGCGACAGATGGGTAAGTGCGCGGAACTCGGGTTGGGGTTTGGCGGGGGTCCGAACGCAATCGACCGCGTTGCACCCGACTTTTTCCGCACGGTAGGGCTTGAAAAAGTTACGGAGATCGTGCGTAAATGGCGTGAAGCAAATCCCGAGATTTGCGATTTGTGGCGTAGGCTGCAGCGTGCGTTCCGTGAATCTTTAAGATCGAGCGTATGTCGTGTAACCGTTGTCGATAACGTGCGTCTCGTCTTTAAGTATGACGGGCGGACCGCTTCGATCACTCTACCCAGCGGGCGTGCCTTATATTATAAAGGTGTGCATATGGACGAACGGCACGATTTGTATTACCTCGATTACTCCCGAAGCGGAGAGCACGCCGTGCGGACGAAGATATGGGGCGGCGTACTGACGGAGAACATTGTACAGGCGATAGCACGCGACATACTGGTCGATATTATGCGTCGCGTACAAAACGCATACTGCACATATAAGTGTGTGGGTACCGTCCATGACGAAGTATGGTATCTTGTCGATGATGGCGTTGAGGCGTACGCAAACATTATACAAGAGATGGAGCGACCCATTGAGTGGGCACCGGGTCTTGTTACGACAGGCGACGGGTTCTATTCTGACCGATACATTAAATAACTAACCGATATGAAAGACGTAACTATAATCATTGACGGTGAGACCCATAAACTCGTATATACCGAATCAGACGGTACGCACGACTGCGATCTGTGTTCGTTGTATCTGACGTGTAATATTTTCAACGACCCTATCTGCAAACTGAGCGGGGCAGACCTCGACAAATCATTTTACTTCAAACGTAAGCTATAAGACGTAAAGTAATATGGAACTCGATAAACTTAAAACAAAGGACGCGGTTGTTGCGCCCAAGCCTCAAAAGCAGGAGCACCGATTTTTGGGGACGGTAATACGCCGTCCCGGTCTTACGTTGTTTGAGTATAACTCAAAGTCAAAGACCGTGCAAGTAGCCGAGGTAAACACGCAACACTCTTATCGTTACAATGAGAAGACGAAAAAAGTTGGCGTCAGTAGCAGAACCCGTGTGCAAGTACGTGACGGGTGTATGTACGTTCAAGCGTTGAATTTGAAAAACGCAATTCGCAAGGTGCGTAAAGCGGGGTTCGAGGTGTTAGAGTAAAAAAAAACAACTATGGTTTATGACATAGCGTTAGGAGCAAAACGTACGGCCACAAGCGTACAACAGCAATACCAATGGGAGTGGCCCGAGATCGTCAAACGTCTAAAGGACGTCGTATACACGCAAGAGACTATGCGGCAGTACTCGGACATGACGAAAGCCCAGCGTGTCGAAGTAAAGGATGTAGGTTTTTTTATCGGAGGGCTTGTAGCCAAACGTAAAGTATCGTACCGTCAATTACTCGTTATCGACATAGACGAAGCCGACGTGCAGACCTTAAAAAAGCTACACGAATGGCTGTACGGTCGTCAATACATTATACATTCGACCCACAGTTCGACACCGACAGAACCGCATTATCGTGTAGTCGCGCCGTTGTCTCGTATTGTAGTTGCGGACGAGTACGCCGCGATGATGCGCATACTACACGACCAGTTCAATCTGCCCCTCGACACGTCTACGTTCGACTTTAATCGTATAATGTTCCTCCCGTCCGTACCAAAAGACGCAAAGTACTACTTCGATGCGCACGAGGACGGCGAACCGTTGGACGTAGACGAAATCCTCGGACAACGCAAAGATTGGAGGGACTTATCGGGTATTGAAGTACCCGCAAAGGTACGTGTACAGGACCCTAAATTCAAGGGTGGCATTATCGGCGGCTTTTGTTCGAAGTATACGATACGTGAAGCAATCGAAACATACCTGTCTGATGTGTGGATTCCTACTAATAGCGGACGTTATACGTTAGCAGGTGCGACGACATACGGGGGAGGTGTGATCTATGAGGACAAATATTTGTACTCCAATCACTCGTCAGACCCCTATTTAGGTAGGTGCCACAATGCGTACGATGCCGTGCGTCTATACAAGTTCGGAGAGGGTAAACAGGGTGAAGCGGCGATGGCCGCGCTTTGCGACTCTCTCGGTATTAAGCCGGACAGCGGGAAAGCGCACAGACTTACGTTGGACAGTATGTCTGACGAGGAGGCCAAAGCGATCCTTAACGAACGTTTGGAGGTGGACAATAAGGGCAATCTTACGAAAACGTTGAAAAACGCGGAGTTAATACTTACCTACGACCCGGACGTGCGGGACGTATTTGGGTACGATCAGTTCTCCGAGATGCCCGTGTTGAAAAGACTACCCTACTGGCGCACCTCACAGGTGCGTACGGATAACGAGGACTGTAAGAATTTACAGGAATACATCGACATGGAGGATGTGGACGAGAGTTATCTACGTTTGCATTTCGAGGAGAAATACGAGTTCGATTCCCGTATCGTATTGAACGATGCTTTGAACATCGTTGAGCATAAGAACGCTTTTCACCCCGTGCGTGACTACCTTAACTCGCTTAAATGGGACGGCGAAAAACGTTTAGAGACGATATTTATCGACTGTTTCGGTGTGGCCGACACGCTATACTCACGCGAGGTAGGCATAAAGTTTTTCGTTGGAGCGGTACGGCGTGTGTTCATGCCCGCATCAAAGATGGACTACATACCTGTGCTGGTCTCGGAGGAGGGTCTCGGTAAGTCACGCTTCATTCGACGTATGGCGAAACTATGGGGTAGCGATACGTTCTACACGTTTAATGGTAGTAAAGAGGCGTACGAACAGTTGCGCGGCGTGTGGATCATGGAGATTCCCGAGTTGAACGGCGTGCAGAATCGCTCCACCAACAGCCGTAAAGCGTTTGTAACCAAAGGTGAGGACCGTTATCGCTCGGCATACCTTAAATACACAAAGACGTACAAACGTCAATGCGTGTTTATCGCCTCGTCGAACGACGTCGTTTTTCTCGACGACCCGTCGGAGGACGGTCGGCGTTGGTGGGGTTTGATGTGCAACCCGGAACGTATCACGATCAGCGTGCACGACGATTCGTTCCTCGACCTTGTGGACAAATACTGGGCCGAAGCCGTACACTACTATTTACAAGGTGTGTTGCCCGTATTGTCGCAGGAGGCGGAGGAGCAAGCACGAGAGGTACGTAACGTGCATCGTGCGGAAGACTTGGACCTCGGTTCATTGCTCGATTATCTTAACATGCCTGTACCCAATAACTGGGACGAGATGTCAACGTTCGAACATAAAGATTATTGGGAAGACAAAAAAGAGGTATGGACAGGTAAGCCCCGTGAGTACATTTGTACGCAGGAGGTAGCACGAGAGTTTTACGGGTATGATCGTAAAGAAATGAATACGGCCATAGGTCGTAAAGTAGCAGACGCGATACGTGCGACTAAAGTATACCGTCCTACGGGTAAAAAACGTATCTTCGGTATTTATGGGTCCTCGCTTGCGTGGATAAGAAACCCCGAAAAGAAATAGTATGAATCCAGTAGTAGATTTTTTTAACATAGAGATGTCGAAATTCAATGTGCCGTATGCTCTGTGTGAACAACTTGCCAAATTTGGCCACACACCTTACCTTGCATGGACGGCAAGACGTTTGGTAGACCGGAAAGATAAAAACGGTTCGATATTGGCGATGTCCATGCTTATGGACGAAACCGTACCGCTGTCGCGTATACGCTACGCACTTTATAATTTCGAAACCAAACCTATCGAGGAGTTGCAAAAGCTACCCAACTATGAAGCGGTGATGGGGGTGGTAAAAAAGGAGTACAAATTTCCCGAGTTTTGGGATGACATTGTACAATATAACTACTCGCATTGTGTGCAACTGGCCGTTATCATCCTCCTCGAACAAGGTTTGAGCGCGAAGGACGTCATATCTCAATTAAAGGTACGTCAGTCTATGGTGTACAAAATACGTAGTGCATACCTTAAAGATAAACTTAAAGAGCTGGCGAAACCATGATAATCAACCTTTCGGGTAAACCTTACTCTAAATTCTCCGCTGTGCAGCGTCTTGCTCTTAACGGGGCGCACGTTGTGGAGGTTAACCCCTCAACCTTTCCCGCATTTTGCGATGCGTACGATAAACACGAGTATCTTATTACGGCAGTAATTGTGGACAAAGAGGATTTTGTGCTCGCAAATGACGTGATTAATTACGTTGATGATCGGCTGACACGGGTCGTCACGTTGGATGTGACGATTGACCCGGACACAGGAACGCATAAATTTAACGACTATGAGTAAGAAAATTTATAGCGAGAAACTCGTTGCGAAATACCTACTCAACGTAATAAAGGAGGCCGACGGCCTTATCTTTAAGATGCACCCGATAACCAACAAAGGCATCCCGGACTATCTCGTGCATTGTAACGGGCATACCTTTTATGTGGAGACCAAGACCACAGGAAAGGTATGCACGGAAGCGCAAGTGTTTTTTCACAAGATGCTTAAAGAACAAGGAATAGAAACGTATGTGTTAGACGTACCTGTTCATAATCTCAAAGAACTTCAAACATTATCTTACAAAACGTATTAGCTATGGCAAGAACAAACAATGATGAACAGCAGGATGCACTGAACATTCTGCTGGCAACTATCGAAGTAGCAGCGGCAAATGTAAAAGGTCGGCATTGGTTGGTGTCGGGAACACATTTCCGTTCACTCCATTTGGAGTTCGACGACGTGTGGAAAACACTCCTCGATGCCGCCGACAAGGTGGCCGAGACGCAACGTGTAATCGGCGGCGTGCCTTACATTGGTTTGTCCGAATTTGTCGAAAGGTCAATCGTTGCGGAAGACCCGCAAACCGCAATTGGGGCAGAACTGATGGTCGAACGTACACGCAACGAACTCAACGTGCTTATCGAGAGCATTCACAGCGGAGTGCGGGAAGACTTTTTCGACCCCACCACCGAGAACGACGTACTGAACATTTCGAGTGCGCTTCGTCATCACATCCTGTTCCTCGACGGTTTCCTCGCAAACTGGAAAGCGGCCGTATGATCTACCTCGTGTGTATGATACTGCTCGCCATGATCGTTGCACCACTCGTGATACTGGTGTATATCCTGTACCGTAACGTGGTAAAGCAACGCGAATGGAACGAGTATAAAAAGCGTAACAGATGGTAGAGTTACGAGAGTACCAAAAGAACATCGTGCGTGTAGAAATGGAGCGTAAGAACGTTCTGATCGTCGCGCCGATGGGTGCTGGTAAAACGTTGGCAACGCTGACTGCGACCGCCGCTTTGATCGTACGAGAGGGCTTAAAGAATATACTTATAATAGCCCCAAAACGTGTAGCATCGAGCGTGTGGTCGCAGGAAGCGGCTACGTTTAACATGGGCCTAAACGTACGTTACTGTGAAAAAGCGTTGGACGTGAAGTTGTTCCTTATGTCCCCGGAACCCCACAAGGTATGCGTGTGTAGTGTGACCCGCATTAAGGAAATCCCGCACGGTTGCTGGGACTGCGTCATCATCGACGAATCTACCTTAATGAAGCATAAGCAATCGTTACGTAGTCGCGAAGCCCGGCGTATCTGTAACAAGGTCCCGCGACGCATCCTGCTGTCCGGCACACCTGTACACAACGGGTATATAGGCTTGTGGCATCAATGTTTCCTGTTAGACGGTGGGGCGGCATTGGGCCGTACGCTCGGAGAGTTCTATCGCCGTTACTGTCGTGTGAAATACCAAGTGAACGGCGTAGTGTCGATTTACGAGGTAGACCCGTCGCAGGTGGATCAACTGATGAACGACTGCCGACACTTGGTGTACATCGTCAAAAATAGTGTCGCCTTACCGGAGTGCCTTTATAAGAATGTGTACGTCGATCTGCCGAAACGTCGTATGACGGAGTATAAAACGTTCGAAGAGACGAACGTACTTGCGTTCGAAAAAGAGAATGGGGGCAAACCTTATGGGGGAGACGAGAAGACATTCCTCGCGTTCTCTCGCACGTCGCTCGGTATGAAACTACGCCAATTTGCATCCGGGTGTGTGTACTTGGACGATACGAACGAAACGTATGACGTGGTGCATACCGAGAAAATAGAGGCTCTTAAAGACCTCCGAGAATCGTATGACGGGGGGATGCTCGTGGCCTATGGATTTAAGAGCGAGTACGAGGAGTTAAAAAAAGCCTTCCCGACGGCCCGGCGCCTCGATACGCCGCAGGACATCGCCGATTGGAACGCCCGGAAGATCGACATGGCGCTGGTCCATCCGGCGAGTGTAGGCCACGGGCTTAACTTACAGTTTGGCGGATCGGTCGCTGTTTGGTACAGCCTTACCTATGATGCCGAACTTTACGCACAGTTGAACAAACGTCTGCATCGAAGCGGGCAACGTGAAACTGTAAGTATTATCCATCTTATCACTCGTGGAACAATCGACGAGAAAGTGCTTAAAATTTTACAGCGCAAAGAGCGCGACGCAGAAACCTTTTACACTTCAATGTAATGATACTGGATTGGATTGTTTTTATTATGATCGCGTTACTCGTGATCGTAGGAGCGATAATATCCATTGGCTTCCTTCTCAAATTAGTGTACGCTATTTTCGAATGGATAATAGATTTATAGTATGGCAAAGATAATACCCGAATGGGTCAAAGAAGCACTTAACGAGAAGTTGGCACGCGGCGACATTGGTTTCGCGTCGTGCGGTGTCTATACGGTTTACGTTGAACGGCATAACGAATGTTGGTGCGGGCGTTTGGACGCAGACTGCATACCTACTTGGTACGGATGGGAAGGTGAACCCATGAACCGCCCCGGTGTCCGTGATCTTTCATGGAAAGATTTTTACGTAATTTACAAGGTATGAGAGACAAGTACAGAGAATACGATTGCGGTCGTGGGTTGCGGGATGACGACATACCTATCCGTAAGCAAAAACGAGCGAAACGGTGGGACAAACGACAACGTATAAAACGAGTAAAGCCCGACAAATAGTCGGGCTTTTTGTTATTCAGATAATTAACACGGTCGCAACGAATGTTGCCCATATGATGACACCACCCGCGAGTGTTGCGAGGATGTCCTGCATGTCGACTTTCGAATCAATGTTGCGTTCTTTCACAACGGCGGCTGTCATGACAGCGATTACCGACGTCAGTAACGGTACCCACCGCCACAAACTGCCTAAAGGCATGGCTACGATCAGTACGATAAACGCGATAGCCGCTCCTACGGCGAAATGCTGGTACTTGTCTTTGGCAATGGCGTTAAGCCATGCGATGATCTTTTTCATAGTTTCCACATAGCGAATTTTTGGCGGGTACGTATGTACTCGGGGGTATGTTGATAGTTATAGGCTTCTCTCTCAAAAGAGATGTTTCGGTAGGCGCTCCCTTTCATAAAGAGCCGTACCAACCACTCTACAATGTAACAGAGGTAAAACCCAACGTACAACAAGTCTTTCATCTGCTCCGTATGAATAGCTTCGTGGTTAATAGTTGTCCCCGATAGCGGACGGTACTCTTTACGTGCAAATACGATACCGAATAGATTGATTGCGACGAACCCCTTGAAAGGTATTACGCCATTATATACTATTTTCACGGCTGGGAGAAAATTACAGACGTAGGTACGTAACCGAGTTTCGACGGAACCTTCGTCAGCATGAACTGAATGGTATCTCCGGAGTTGACGGTATAGGTTTTCGAGTACCGCAAATCTGCTTGGTTTGCAAACGGTAGCGGGTACTCTATTCGTACGTCGACCGTAGTCACAGTATTGGACGAGTACGAGAGCATAAGCGGGAGAACCGCGGGCCAATCCGAGAAAGAAGAGCCTAAATTATACGCTCGGATAGTAACCACCAACGGAGATAACGTCCTATTGTACGCTACTTTTGCCGTTTTCATTTCCCATAACCCCGACTCAGTACCCCCGGGCGAGGTAATGAGGTCGACCAAAGAGATTGCCAAAGAGGTGGACGAGGCGATATAGTTGTACGTCAAAGGCGAGAGTACGCAAGGCCGCAACGCGTACGCCAATTTCGGCGTCGTTACGGCGCTGTTCGCCAATTTCGGCGTTGAGATTGCAGTCTCCGCGATCATATTTCTGACAATGGAGAAGTTGGGGATCGAGAGAGGCCCCCTCCACGCTTCGATATTACTCGGTGAGGCCTCGCCAATGAAGACGGCACCCGGTAGGGTTGAATCTTTCGTTGCGATACATGCGTAAGAGAATAACTGTGTAGTGCCGTCCCCCATCACACGATTATCGTTTGTCGAAATCTCCGCACCGTATATGCTATCTTCGAAAAATATCGGGTCGCCGTCATCATACAGATAAAGGCGTCCGTTATACGCGATAACTCCGGAAGTAAATGAATCACCATCATCACTAACGTTGAACCCGCACAATATACGGGGGGAAGTTTCGGTTCCCTGCGCTAACGCAGTATTAAGACCGTACCATAGGTCCGCAAGGTCTTGGACTTTTAACGGGCGTTTTACGCCCGGATTTGCAGAATTGAGTTTGAGAATAGCCATAACTATTAAGGTTTAGGACCAAAAACTAAATTTATCTTTACGTAAAAAGGTATGAGAAGTTGCAGGTATGCACGTACTTCGTCCTCCGACGCGCCGTTAAGAGAGATGTACATATACAACTGATTAGGCGTTTCGACGTATGGTACCAACGGTTCGCTTAACATGCCGTAAGGGAACTCCGGAGTGTTACCGGTACCATTATACGACATGTAATAACTGTCGTCGAGGGACGTATACTCAACAGACACACCTGTAATTTTCTCCAAAACACGCGTAATTTGGCCCTGGCTGTTAGTGCACTCTGCTATGGCCAACGCGATCAATCTCGCGCGACGGAACGTACGAGAGACGAACGGCAGGCAAAGGCAGAATATGAATTTGTATAAGTTGGAAGCGTTCCCACCTGCGTCGTATGAAAACTCTCGCAGGTAGAACGCAACCAACTTAGGCATGTCGATGTATCGGAACATTACGAAAGCGTTTTAATGAGTGAAGTTGTGATCGGCGTAGCAAACGTAAAGGCGCCGTTTGTGAGGTTGAAAATACCGTCAACAGGTTTGACCGTACGTGTGCTACCATCCAACCCCGTTTCTGTTGCAACAGGATTACTGAAACTTACCGCACGTACCTTTTCATACCTCTGTATTACGTCTACGATCTCGGTTAACGTAACGGTATTGGTCTCTCGCAGGGTCGCTTCGTGAGCCAATAGGTTTGCCGTGATCTGATCTGCGGCGTATTGTGCGTCCGTACCTGTCTGTACATAGATGATAAGTCTGGGATCGGTGATCTTCGCAACGTCCATAGACGTAACGTTCAACTCCAGCCCCATCGGTTGGAACGCTTTGAAATAGGTCTGCAACGAGGTTAACTCGTCAGCGGTGAGTTTCCGCAGATGACCATCCGTGCCGAGTGCGTTGGCAAGCAGGGTCCAGTTCGGATATGCACCGACAACGTATGCCTGCTTGATGATCTGTTTCTCCGTATCGAGCGTAGCGTAATAGCCGCCTTGGTTGATCGGATCGTAGACCAACGAATCACCGTATTGGAACGCAACGGCTTTCCGACGGTAGTATTCCACCGTCGTGATCTTCTGATTTGCGAGCGCTTCGTTGATGACATTCAACGTATTGTTACGCTCCATCGCCTCGCTGTCGGCCAACGTACCTACTACATCAATGATTTTACTCTCGATGTCTGCGTCCGTTGTACCGAACGTAGGTAACACGGCTTTCAGCGCGTTCGTGATAGTTGTTACTGCACCCATATCCTAAAGGTGTAAGATGTTTCGCCGACCATTAGGGCGATACGAAACGTGAATCCAACGGTAGTTCTTTTCGTCGATCAGTTGATCGAACGGGATTGCGGACTGCGCGATCATGTCGAACAACTCTTTGTTCTTGGTCGGATCGCCAGCCGTAATATCCGCTGCTTCGCCTTTCATGTGTTGCGACGTTGCGGAGCCGCCTATCGCCGCGTTTAACTTCGGACAGCGGTAACCGGAGTTGACAATGATCGGCTTTCCCCACATTCGACGGATCGGGTCCAGTACGTTCCACATCAAAGCGTCGAGTGCGGCTGACGCTTCGGGTGTAGGGGTATTGTCGATCCCTCGTATTCGTGCTGTGTCGGAGCGCGTAAGTTCCGACTTTGTAAAAAACTCTGCCATTATATTACGTATTTAAAAGCGTTTCGATAATCCCTTCCCCATACCTTACAGCGGCCCCGATCCGGTAAAGGTCTGTGGAGTACGGGGCTTTCGCAACGCCGAGCGTGTTATACACTTTCTCAACCTTAATAGTTACGTCCTTACCTGCAAGGTCCGGCGTCCACGTTTGGCCGATGTCTGCAACATCCTCACCCATACCGGGTAGCGTATCGAAACCAATACGTTCGCTGACGGGCAGTTGTCGCAGGATGGCGGGGATGCCCGCCAGCGAGCCGTATAGGTTAAACGCGACGTCGACAATAGTCGTATTCTCTTTAATCTTCATAGCGTCCCGTGAATAAAAGTTGTTCGTCGATCAGTTCGATAGAGACATCTGTCGCACCGTCTTTCTGTGCCTGCTTCTTTGCATCGGCCAGTACTCCGGCGTGCAGGTGAGGTCGCCGATTGATAATCCGCGCCCCGATCTGCGCACCTATCTCGGGCTTGGTGATGCGGCATACCTGTGACACGGCGATAAGCGCGACGTTTTGGTTGTCGATGGTACCTTTTACAAAAGGTCCGTCTTCCGATATAACAACGTCACCGACGTTAAAATCGTACACTATGCCTTTCATTACTGCTTAATTTTTTCGTTCTCGTAATCGCTGTTATCGAATGAATCGACGTTTACCTTTGCGTAGGTAGTAGTAGTGGTATTACCTACCTGTTGTATCGCGCTACCGGAGGTAGCCACGAGATGCGAATGCGATGCGATAGCCGATTGGATGGCTTCGATCTGCTGTTGCAATCTGTTCAGTCTCTCCGTGAGTTTCCCTACAATCACCAGCCCATCTAATGAACCTTCGTTCATTTCGATTAAGTCCGGTGTTATACGTACTTTTGAGTTACCAACCGTTACGTTTACTTCGTCGGGATCGGTCGTAAACGTTATGGCTGTCTCGTTACGTTTAAACGCCCACTTATCAATCTCCGAGATACCCACAAATACCGGACGGTTAATGTCGCCATCTATAAATGTGATAAGAGCGGCAGACCCCTCGGTAGGTACGTGCACCATCCCATACTCCTCCGTCCCGTACAAAGACAGAGGTACGGGGAACGTCTTGTCCTCCTCAAACAGGTAAACCTGCGCGACCCCGTTCGCCGTGTCTACCTCCTTGACGGTGACAAGTACGGTACGAACGGTGTAGAACATCTGCGCGAGGAATGCGCCGAAAGCTCCCCCTGCTTCCTCGGCCGGGTCGTAGCTAACACGTTTAATACTCATATCGCAAAGACTTTATCGGTGACGGTTAACGTCTGGAAAAAACCGTTAACGTCTCCTTTTAGCTGATACTCTAATACGTAGTACTGTCCGGATAATTCCGGGAACAGCGTGTGGGTAAACTCAACTGTTTGCAAAGGGTCTACCTTTGGGTAGAGCGGAAGGATCAGTTTGCCTTTGTTCCTGCGTCCCTGTAAAGACAGTAACATTTTGTCCGCAAACTTATCCAACTCCGTTACGCTATCCAACGTAGAGTAGCTACGTATCGTCTCGGCATACCTTTTGTCCAGTTCACTTTTTTGCTTCGTGCTACGCGACGTGCGCAAACCTCCGGTTGCGGTGTATCGCTTGCCCGTTTTGAGGATGCCTGTAACCTTAACCTCGTAGTTAATAAAACGTGAATCCTCGCGAATAAGGTCTGCCCCGAAAACGTTATACTTCGTGTTGAGTTTCTCAATCGGGGCGGTACTATCTTTCGTCAAACCTCCTATGTACACTTTCCCGTCGTCCGTCACACCCCCGTACAAAACCATCAATTGCATAAGTCGCTGTACGGTATCGTACGGACTGAAATCGACCGGATTGTTAAACGGGAACGTACTGGTCGCAGCCTGTACAAACGGTCCGTCGGTTGTATACGTCAGTTCCGGTATGTTCGGGTTTATATCAAAACCCATGTTCTCGCGCTCTTTTGCGAACGCTTCGTTTGCGATGGGCAGGATGTCCTGCATGATCTGCGTCATCTTAACGTCGCCCCATACCTTTTGGACCCGGCCGAATTTAAGGATCAACGTAAAGTCGCGCAGGTATAACGTCGTGGGAAAGCCCTCTACAACCTGCTCGATCAATCCGTTAAATACGCGCATTTTCTTGTATCCCTCGTACCACATATATACCTCAACGTGCGCGAACGGTTTGATAACATTGGGCTTAAAGACCTCACGCATACGCGAGCGGGCCTCCCCCTGTTGCTCAATACCGATAGCGTACAAAGGTAAGGTGAGAACAGCCGAATCGCCAAGTTGCTTGTCGTTACCGGTAAGCACGAACGATTCAAATTGCCCTACCCAAATATCCTCTATGTATACCTCGTTGCGGCAGATAAGATAGTTCGAGTTCATAATTAATAGTTACCAGCGTCCGAATCGACCTCGCGTAGGTTGAACGTAACAACGTTCTCCCCGTATTTCACCTCCGTAAGAGTAAACTCGAACTGATACGTACCCATACCTACTCGGGGCGTGTCCGTATATTCGGTGATTATCGCGTATTCAATTCCGTGCGTTTCGTTAATTTTTTGGTTACGTATGCGCAGAATCTGGTCCTTTTCGTAAAACTCGTTGAGAAATTTCGACAGTTCCGCTATCTTTGCCTCTGCTTCGTTCTCCAGCCGCTTCATGATTTGGAGGTTTGGCTGGTTGTTTCGAAGGGTAAGACGTAACGTACAGTTTATCGTCTTGGCCTCTTTACGTGTCTGCTGGATAATGTCCGGCCCGTCAACGAGAGCCGAGACGTTTAACCGCTTTCTCGCTTTCACGCTAAACGTCTGCGACATCGGCATGAAGTAGTCGCCGATCTGCAACGAGTAAAGTTTCGTGTAGTCGTAACGATCCAACTCCGCACCGGACCTGCGTTCTATGCCGTTTACTGTTTGTTCTTTACGAACAAAGGGTATGTTACGTATATCTTGTTGCTGTTGTTCCCGGTTTGTCTGCGCGGGGGCCAAGCGGCTTATCCCAATCCACGCTTTCGACAAGGCGAGAACGGTAGTATTGCGGATTGCGTCGCGAGCGTCGAGTGTCTCGGCGATCACACGGTTGGCCACCTTGTACGGTCCGGAGTTCTGTATAGCGCCCCGGACCGATTCGGTGGTGGTTTCTATTGCGTCTCTGACTATTCCCATACCTATATCCAACGTGTTCCCATCTTCCCGGTTGCGGCGAGCATTGCCTTTTGGATTGCTTCGGACGCTATTTGGTCGATGTTCTGTTTAACTTCTGCTACGACCTCCTGCGGGTCGTCGGTACTTATGTTCGAAGTCCACTTCACGATTGCGTCGTGGAAATGAATTTCGAGGTTGCGACGGTCTTTGTTAAAACCCGAAAGGTCCGACCCAGTAGCCCCCGCACCTGTTATCGCGGGTAATGCGCCCGGGGCGATGTCCGTTAATTTCTTAATAAACGTTCCGAGCGATTCGCCAAGGTCCGCGTAGTCAATAGCGTACGCCGCGTTCGCAGTCATTGGATTGCGCAACGTTGCTCTGTCCCACACTCCGGAATGCTTAACACCCGAATAACCTTTGTAGCTACCCGTTACGGGGTAGTAGACAGAGGTCGAATCCGAGTTAAACGCAAGTCCCGCGGCCCAATCGAGCGTACTTTCGTTCATTTTTCTACGCTGGTGCGGTGTCCACGGGCCGTTTGCATCATGCAACGTACCTATACCACGTACTGCGTTAAGCACATTCTCGTCGCGTTTTATCGCATCGAGGTATTGCGACAGATAGTCATTGATGGCTTTGCCACGCATACTCGGCGATACGTCTTTAAGAAGCCCGGCACTATCCAATGTAGTTTCGAAATTCTTACGAAAAGTGCGGTTATAGCGAAGATCGTCCAATGCACGTTCTTTGTCGTTCGCTATTTTGGCTTTCTGTGAATCCCCGAGATCGAGGCCGAGTTTTTCTCCAGCACGTTCTATAAACGTAATAAGTTTATCGACGAGCCGTGTCCCGTTATCCTCGAAATTTTCGAACAGGTTCTCCACGCGCTTAACCATTACGCGAAAAGCGTCATTATTGGTAACGGTAGAAAGGAGGGAATTCACCGCATTACCTCCCGCGCCTATAAGGCCCGCGCCAGCCCCGCCGACGTAACTCCATGCAGCGTTATTCCCAGCGATCTTGGCCCAAAAGTCCTGTCGTGCAAGTGCGATCTGACCGCGGGCACGCATACCTGCATTTGACGCATTGTCCAACTCGTAACGACGGAGGACCGCCAAAAGAGCGCTTTGGTCTTTAAGGAAAGTACGTACGTCTACTCCCTTCACGCCTCGCTCCTCCATCTCCTTTAGCGCGTACTTACCAAGTACGGGGGCTTGGTTAAGTAATTCGCGTATGTCTCGGATGTTCGGCGTTGCCTGCACCAATAACTGCTGTATGTTGGTCATCACACGCTCAAACGGTACACCCGCCTGTTGGGAAATAAGACCACCTACTTTGGTAAGGTTTGTCGCCTGCGCAAGTGATACCTTTGTGTTACCAGCGCCACCTACACCAAGCCCCGTCAAAACGTTTATACTGCTTAACGCAGTACTACGGTCCAAACCATAACTTGCGGCCAAAAAGTCTGCATTTGAGTTGGCCTGCTCGTACCCAACACCGAGGCCGGCACGTGCTTGGTGCCGGCGTGAGATAAGACGTACGCCCGAAGCAAAGCCCTCGGACTGCAACATACCTATCATGGCGCGTATACCTAACCCGCCAACCGCGAGTGGTACCGCAGTCGAGTAAGCCATCGTTTTAAGAACGGCCTTGCCGATCATACCTACCATAGACGTAGCTATGGCCCCAACATTTACACCACGCATTAATTTCTCTGCGTTCATGCCGAGAATGTTACCGTTTGCGTCGGGTTGGAGTATGGTAGAGAAACGTCCGCTGAAACCACCAAGGTTGAACCCGGTGCCGTAAGACATGATTTTCGTATTACGGTGACGTGTATAGCGCGAGCGTGCGTCTCGTTCCTGCTCACGATAGAACCGCGACATCGAACGCATTACGTCGCTTTGTCGCGTCATACCTTGTATGTACTCCCGGAACCGTCCGTTGTCAGCGGCATAGGATCGTCCGCGTATAGAAGACCCCGTAGGTACGGCCCCTACTCGTATAGTACGTGAGGGGATAGCGGCCGCGGCTGTCCCTACTGAACGTAATGCCGCGGCTAATGTGGTCGCGTTTGCCGCGGCCACACCAAGGTTTGCCGCCAGTTTTTCAGACCGAGAAACCGCGTTACCCCCTATATCCAGTACTATATTATACCCTGCCATCTTCTACAAGTTTTTCTACGCGGTCTTCTAAATTACCTGTGGCCCACGGAGCCAACTCAAAGTTACGTATAAGGTAATATGATGCCGCGAAAAGTTCCTCTAACAACGTCATGGGGTATAAGTCCCCATCTAACATAAGGTGATACGGAATGTTGCAATAGTGAGAAACGAATACCCGTTTAATAAAATACGGGTCTCGTTCCTTCGCTTGTTTGATGATCTTAAAGTTTTGAGCAATACGTTTTGCCTCTTCCTGTTTGTCCTCCTCGATCCCTTCAACATTCCCGATAGGGTATGTTAGTCGTTGACGAAAAAATCGTGAAATTCTTTCTGCGTCTCGGCTTGAAAGAGGAGCACACGGCACGCACGAATATCAGACAGTACGCACGAGACCGCGCTGTTCTGATCGTTAAGATCGTCGGCCTTGTGCGCCATGAAAATCGTAACGTATGCACGCGCGGCGTCGCTCTCCGTCTCGAACGGAGACGGTTTACGTCCGAGCATGTCGATATAGTCGAACGCAAATTTCACATGATCGTCGTTCCGACGGTTAAACGGTACTACCTCTACGGTAAAGTCCTGCTCGCTCTCCGGCGTCAGCACTTTTTTAAGCGTAACTTTACGCAATTTGATTTCTTTTTCCATCCTGCTTTTGTTTAAAAATGTAGTGATATGCGGGCCGATCAAAGCCCGCATACCTGTGTTTACGCCGATACCGACGTTTTGACGCTCTTACTCCGGGCGCGGAATCGCCACGACTTAAGCGTCTCGGTGCCCCGACGTTCTACGCCGTCCGATTCCTCAACGCCGGTACAACGACCGTACGTTTCGGTAGTGGACGTCGCGGGTACGTCGCGACGTTTGTGCCATACAGCCGTAATGGTCGCCGATTCGACGATCTGACGGATGTGGCAGATAGGACCTCCTGCACGGTTCTGCGTAGCGGCGGCAAGCGCGGCAAGGATCGTGAGGGCTTCGGCCTGTTGCAACGAGAACGAAAGGTCGTACGTGTTACCGCCATTGTCCGTTGCGATAGGCTCGTCAGTAGAGAACGCTCCGATGTCGTCGGTCGTTCCGGAGATGTTTGCGCTGAAATTGGCGCCAGTCTCAACTTTGTAGGCAACGCCTATTTCGTCAAAGTTGAGGTAGAGATCAAAATCTCTTGCGGCTATTACTTTTTGTGCCATACCTTAATTGAGTTTTTTAACGTAGAACACGAAAGAGTTCACCCAGCGCAGGGTCGGTGCGGGCAGGATTTCCAGCGATACCTGCCACGTACGAGTTCCGGAAAAGTCGTCGTTGAGGTCCGTCTGCGTGATCCGGGCGTCCGAGATGTCACCGCTGTCGATGTAAGGCACGATGACATTCTCGCGTGCGAGAGACGTCACCACATCGACGTACGAAGACTGCGTTCTGCCGTTAGCGTCGATGGGCACTCTGCCGTTGATATACGGCGTGTAGAACGCACGCAGATCGTCCACCATCGCGGCGATGGTCCGGGCGGCCTCCAGCGTAGAGAGCGCGGTAAGCGGGTCTTCGGCAGTTGCTCCGTCGTTCAGCCACAACCCGTTCTTGGGCGGCCTCGTACGCGGGAAGATATACTGCTTGTCCCCTATCGCATTGATCGTGTCAAGCGACAACTGCGCACACGGGGTGTTGATGTACTCGCTCGCGCTTCCTTGGTCCACCATGTAAAGCGATTCACCGAACGCGGGGAGCGACGTATCGCCGATAGACGTACCGACGGACAGCGAGGCCATCCAGCCACCAACCTTACCGGTACATGCAACGGCGTTCTGCTTGTCCGTGAAGATCACGACGCCGATCATACCTGCTTTTTTCGTGGACAGATCGTCCAACGTGCTCACCGACGTGTCGATAGCACCTTCGGGCATAAAGTTATCGCCCGCAATGATCGCGCACGTAGAGAATCCCTCGTCATACATCGACATGATCGCGGACTGGTAGTTGGCCAACGTCGACTTGCTGATCGGGTGGGCGATGATGATCTGACGCGGGCGATACTGGAACCCGTTTACAACAGTAGCCCGTATGTATCCGGGAAGTTTTGTCGGGATAGTCGAAGTACCGTTCGTACCTACCACTACCACCCACAGATACGTACCTGTGTTATCAACCTCCGCGGTCGGGTTGTAAAAGCCCGTAACGTGTCGATACACCTCCGGATTGCCATCCTCCGTGACCCCGTGGGTTGCGAGATCGTCGGTGGATTTGAACAACACGGGCGTATCGAGGGCTATCGGGAACGTTGACCCGGTGGTTGCGGTACCGGAGACGATTAGCATAGTGTTAGCGTTTACGGACGGGGGCGTCCCCATAACCGTATTGCTGACATTTACGCTGAAACCTGTTCGTGCCATAGTTTGTTATTTTTTCTTGGGTGCGAACTTGGACGCGGCGGCAAGCGCTTTTTCGGCGGCGGCTTTTTCGGCGGCGGCTTTTTCAGCCTCTACGTCTTTGACAGCCTTTTCAGCCTCCTGTTCGGCAGCCTTTTCAGCCTCCTGTTCGGCGGCTTGCTCCGGCTCCTTTGCGGGTTCCGGAACTTCGTCGCCGAGAAGAGCGGCCAAACGTGCCTTTTCGTCCTCGTCCTGCTCAACGGGCGCCTCGTATTTCCGGCCCTCGTAGTCACGGGTACCACGTGCGAGCGGAATGATGGCGTCGTCAAACAATTCGTTGAATTTTTCGGGGGATTTTCCGTACATCCGAAGATCGGCCTCCGATACCATGTCTTCGGTGATTACCTTAATGCCGACGTGAAGCATCGGGTCTTCGATAATCTGATTGAGGGTACGCGCGGTTTTTTCCGCATCGCTCTCTTTCTGAAACATCTGACCGTTCGTCAGCACGTACATTTTCTTGTACTGCCGTACGGCGAGAGCGATGTACAGAATCTGCTGTTTTACAAAGTTTACTTTCATACGATTTAAAGAGTTAAGTAACACGTAGGCACATTAATGTGCCTACGTGCCGATTGAACTTTATACGCCCGCTACGACGGTCGGGGTAATCAGCGCAACACCCTTGCCGTTCTGACGTGCCACGGTTGCACCGGTAGACATCCATCCGGACATCGTGATGCCGTAGTTGGTCGGGTCGGGCATGACGATCACGTCGATTGTACCCACACCTGCGATCACCTCGCCCTCGACGAATGCGAGACCCGCACCTACGTGATTGGCGGTGGTCGTTGCCGGGGTCACGTCGGTAATCTTGCCGTCGCCATCCACCGTACCGTCGGTGTACATGGCCGGATCGAGTTCGGGCTTGCCGGAAGTCGTGTTGTAGCGTGCAACCGGGTTACGTCCGGAGATCGTGACACCGTTGTACTGGAACTCGCTACCAACGGCACCCGACAACTGCGGGGTGAGAATGGTTTTGAACGTCGGATCGGTAGCCAGTTTCGTGAACAGGTTCGACGAAAGGACGGCTTCGACGCGGCGACCGTTCAGTTTGTAGTTCTGTACGAGGAACGCACCGACGGCCATCGTGATGTCGTCCGACGACACACCTTTGATGTTCACGTCCGATTTCGGGGCCTCGATGGGGAACAGGCCGCTCGACGAGAACGTTGCACCCGTGGTCGGAACCTTTGCGATGCCGGGGGTGTTGGCGACGACCTGCAAGATGTACGTGCACACGTCGGACATCAGCGAGTCCATTGCGATGGTCCAACCCCACGACTGCTTGTCGTACGCGAGGATGGCCATGTCCGCGTTCTGGAACGTCACGGGCTGGATCGAGAACACCTCACGCGCAATGGTACGCTTGATGTCGTCGTAGAAGTACCGCGGCGCGTTGACGGGCGTAACCGATCCGGTGTACGTTGCGGGGTTGATGCCGCTTTCCACGTAGATCGCACCCTCCCGGTCGGACATCGGTACGAAACGGATCGAACGCATGAACGAGTTGTTCGGGAGGAGTTTCTCGTAGAACAACGACATCCATTTGATGACGCCGAGGTCAGCGGCGGACAGCGTGGCGGCAGCGGCCCCACCAGCGGCGCACTCTACGAGCAGGCCGAGGCCGTTCTTGCGCTCCTTGGTTACAGAGTTGGTGAAGTTGCAGGCGTTCGCCAGTACCACCATGTTCTGATCGGCGAGCATAGAGCACGCGATCATGCGAACGGTCTCCACGTTCTCGGGGTTGTTGTCAGCCGTCGTACCCCCGGCCCGGAAAGCCGCGTTCAGAACGTTGAGACGACGCTGGAACTCAACGTCACAGTTGAGTTCACGAAAAGTCTTGTCCATGTTGAAAGATTTTGGTTTTTGATTAATTGTATGTTCATGCCACGTCATACCTTTCGGCAGGGGGCGACTGTGGTTCGTTTCTTGTTCGGACGCATTGGTCTCTTCGGCCTGCGTTTCCTCGGACGCATTGGTCTCTTCGGCCTGCGTTTCCTCGGACGCATTGGTCTCTTCGGCCTGCG